CGCCTGTCTTCTCCACGATCTCGGCCATGAGTTCGTTGATGGGCCGCATGACGCCGTTCTCGAAAACCTGAATGCCCGCCCGGCGCAGGAGCTTGAGCTTGGCGGGATCGGAGAGGGTGCGCAGCACAGCTTCAAACGCCGTGGCGGCCATCTCGGAGCTGCCGGTGCCCTGGCGGATCATCTGCAGGGCAGCGCCCATCTCCTTGAGCGCCTCGGTACCGGTGCGGCCCATGGCGGTGTACGCGGTGATGACCCTGGGGCCGAGGGCGGCCAGGTTCTGCAGGGTGAACGCCCCCATCTTGCCCTGGACGTTCATGGTGTCGAGGGCTTTCAGCACCTCATCGGCACCGGTGATGCCCATCTTCTCGAACTCGGCCATAATCCCGCCGATGGACGCGCCGTCGGCATTGGTGGCGCGGATGGCCACGCCGATGTTGCGGATGTTCTCTTCGGCGAACTTGAGGTCGCCTGTTTTTTCCACGATCTCTTCAAACGCGGCGAGAATCTTGTCGGGGTCGATGCGAATGTCGGGGGCCTGGGCGGTCTCATAGATGGCGTCCGAAAGGGACCGCACCTTCTTGGAGCTGACCCCGGCCTGGATGCCGAGATATTCCATGCGCTGCTGGTGGTCGACCAGCATCCGCCCCACGCCGACAGCACCGGCCCCGGTGAGCAGAGCGGTGTATCGGTTTCCGAGCTTGTCGAGCCCCTGCCCGGCCAGGGCGGCAGACCGGCGCAGCGTGGAGAGCGACCTGCTCCCCCTCCGGGACATTGCCTCCAGCGACCTGGCCCCGCTTCTCGCACGGGGTTCCAGGTTGCCGGACATATCCAGGATGACGGAGGCTCGCAGGTCGCTCATTTTCTACTCTTCAAGATGTTGAGGTAATCCAGCAAACGGCGCAGGGGCATGCGCAGCAGGTCCGCCTCGGACCAGTGAAGCACCAGGCCTAGGTCCAGGGCGGCGCGGAGCAGGCTACTCCGCAGGCCCGTCAGCTCGCCCCCGGGAGGCCAGCTCCTTGGCGGCGCTCTCACTCACCATGGCCTGGTCCATTTCGTCGGCCTTGCTTTGCAGCAGGGCGAGGTCGCGCTCGGTAAGGCGCTTCAGCTCCACGAGGGAGATGGGCCCCTGCACGTTGCCGATGCTCTTGATCTGCCGCCTGAGCATGTTCGCCCCCACGAGCGAGGGGCTGGGCACCAGGGCCGGGCCAGCCGGGGTGAGCACCATGCGCTCGCTCTCGGCGTTGGCGTCGATGATGTCTCCGGCGGTGGGGTCGCGCAGGATGACGTCCTTGAGGAGATCGTCGCCAACCTTCAGGCCATCCTGGAGCGGTACGTGTACTTCGGCCATGGGCTAGGCCTCCTCGCAGGTGAGCGCAGACATCTTGAACGGGGCGCGCCCTTCCTTGCTGTCGAGCGTGAGCGGTTCCAGGGTGAACGCCTCGCGCAGGATGAACTGCTTGCCCGTGTCGCACACGAACATGACCGTGGCGGCGGCGAGGTCGTTCATGTCCATGAGAGAGGTATCGGCCCCGTGGTGGAGCTTGCACTCCATTTCCGGGGCGACGAACTCCTCGGTGTAATGTGTTTTCCCCGCAGCATCCGTAACGGGCGTACGCTTGATGCCGCCGGGGTTGAGCGTGGCTGCAGGGTCGGTCTGCAGCTCGGTGCCGTCCACGCGGATGGTGGCCTTGCCGGTAAGTTGCATGATGGGGCTCCTTATTCGTTACAGGATGAACTGGTTCTTTCCGGCCAGGACGCGCAGCTGGTTCACCAGGTTGGGCGAGGCCAGGACGTTGACCCGGTTGCGGTCGTCCGCGTCGCGTTCCACCACGAGGTCGGCCTTGAACTGCTCGAAGTCTTCCACCAGGCCCTTTTCCTCCAGCTCGCGCCCCAGCACGAGCAGCTCCGCCCTGATGATGGACGGGGTGACGATGGCCTGCCCTGCACCAAACCGGGTGCCGTCGTCGGCGAGCTTGTGGCGAGGGAATTTCTGAGTGATGCGCGCGTTCTGGGCGAAGCGGATGTAGCCCAGGGTGGCCGGGGTCTGGACATCGAGATAGCTGGGGTCGGCCAGGCCGTAGCTGTTGGTCTGGTACATGGTGATTTCGCGCTCGATGCGCACGGTGCCATCCGTTTCCACCGAATAGGTGGCGATGCCGTCATAGAGCAGCAGATTGCGCTCCTCCTTGGTCCAGCGGTCGCCCACGGCGGGGGGCAGCACCCCGGGCAGTTCCAGGGTCTGCAGCGGGCGCGCGGGGTCGATGGAGAGCGATCCGGCGGCGACCACGCCATAGACGGCAGACCAGATATAGGGCGGCGTGGGGCTCGGCCCGGTGCCCATGCAGGAGCCAAGCTGGGTGTTGCGCGTGTTGCCGAAGGTGCCGGTCTCACCGTGCGTACCCTTGAACGCCGCGTAGGCGATGCCGTCCATCTGGCGCATGGGGCCCCAGCGGTCTTCCAACTCGGCCTCCAGGGCCACCAGGTTGGCCTGGTCGGTCCAGGGCATGATGATGGTGTTCCACCACTCGTCGCCGAACGCGGCCACGGCGTCGGCCACATCGGGATTGCCGGAGCCGCCGGTCATGCCCGTGATGGCCACGGCGATGCCCGCCGGGGTGGTCTCTCCGCTGTAGTAGTTCAGGCGCAGGTCGAGGCCGTTTCCGCACTCGCCCTTGTTGCGGGCGGTGAGGGTGATCGTGCCATCCACGACTGCGGCCGTGACGGCCAGGTCGAGGTCGGCATTGATGGCGGCGGCGAGAGCAGTGGCCACCTCGGCGGCGGTGTCGTCCTCAGTCACGGCGATGCGCACACGCTCCCCGCCCACGTAGAGGTTCAGGGTGCCGGAGGCGGTTGCCGTGCCGGTGATGGCCAGCGCGCCAGCGGCGGCCACTCCGGCGGCATCGTCCAGCTGGGGGATGGCCCAGGTCTCGATGTAGGTGTCGGCGTTCTTGATGGCGACGAACATGGCCGCCAGCATGGAGCCCTGGCCGAAGAGGCCCACGGCGTGGTCCGCCGAGAGCACCCGCACGGGAACGAGCGGATCAGCCGAGCCGGTGGCGAGCATCTGCCCCAGGACGAGCACCTTGTGCTCGACATCGGGCGTACCCGTGACAGCGCGGGAGTTATCGAACTCGAAATAGACCAACGGCGTGCGTATGGTGCTGGGAATGCTGTCGAAGCTGATAGTCATGTGTTACTCCTCCTTGGTGGTCGTTTTTGAGGTCTTCTTCGCGGAGCTGGCGGTGGTCACCGTGAGGGTGACGTCGCCCTCACGCTGGCGGCGACGCCAGTACGGGGAATCCTTGACGGTCTTGCCCTCGGCGGGCAGATGCTTCCCGGTTTTCGGGTCGCGCACATTGCGCCCCTCGGCCGGGATCACGGTGATGGTCGGCATGGTCTAGTCCTCCTGGGGGAGTGTCACCTCGTCCTCGGCAACGGGGGAGCCGTCCGGGCCCAAGGTGGTGGTGATGTAGCAGGTGATGAAGTCGTCGAGGGTCAGCTCCGCGCCGAGGGTGGCGAGGCTGAAACGCTGTTTCCAGGTTGTGGCCCAGATGGCCACCCCGGAGCTTTCAAGCTCGCCGGAATAGAGGTTTTCGGCACGGATGGCCCGGGGGATGGACTCGGACTCGTCGAGCCCCCAGCGGTTTCCGGGGATGATCATGGCCAGGGCCTGGGCCAGGCCGAGCGCACCGTCGCCCCGGGAGACGCCCGGCGCGGCATTGCTTACGGCGAACACCGCCAGGGTGACGTCGGCCTTGATCTCACCGTGTTCCTCGGCCACGTCGGTCAGGGCCATGGCGGCCACCAGTACGGCGGGGGCGCGCGTGGCGGTGCGGCGCAGTTCGGCCACGTCGAAGCGGCCGGGGTGCGCCTCGCAGGTTTTGAGCGAGGGCAGCTCCTTGCTGATGGTGGCCACAACGGCGTCGCGGATAGTCAGAATGCTCACAGGGCCTCCAGCTGGCGGTCGAGGAAGTCGTCCACGATTGCCGCCAGGTCGGAAATGTTTTCGCCGGACAGGCCGAGGTAGGGCCTGGCCGGGACGGTTACCCGCCGCTTGGTGGACAGCACGGACATGTCCAGCCCGAACTGGTGCGTGGAGGCGTAGACGAGGTTGGAGCCGATCTCCACATTGCCGCCGGTAACCAGGTGCTGGATGGAGTCGTCGAGGTTGCCCTCGGCCATGAGCAGGGAGTGATTTTGGTGGCGCGTCTTGGCGTAGCTCTCGCTCCAGGCGGCCCAGGGCGTGCCGTCCGGGCCGCGCTTTTCGTCCTCGATGCGCCGCTTGGTCTGGCTCTCCACCTCCGCGCCCAGGTCTTCGAGCAGCTGGGAGCGGTCCAAGCTGCCGAGCCTGGCCACTCGTTCTGCAAGGCGGTCGATGGCGGCGATGTCCACGTGCAGGGCAATGCTCACCGACGCCTCCCGAAGTTTCGCTCCTTGCCTGCATAGAATGCGGCTGCGGCCTGGCGCGCCGAGGGCTGCGGGGAAACACCGAGGGAGACGACCCCGGAGGAGATGCGCCCCAGCAGGGACAAAGCGTCGTCATAGCGGCGGCGGCGCTCGTCGGTGACCATGGCGTCGTCGTCGCAGAGGCGGTAGAGGGCGATGTCCGCCGCCAGGCGCGAGAGCACGGGCGGCACCGTGGCGAGGGGCAGCTCGTAGCGCGTGGCCAGGTAGCCGTCGATCTCCGCTTCGGCGTCCGCCAGGGCGCGGTCCGTGATGTCGGTGTCTATCTCGCCGTCGGCGTCACGGTCGGCCAGGACCAAAAGCTGGTCCTGGCCGTACCGGTCTATGAGCGTCTGCAGGGTGGCGTAGGCCACTTACTTGCTCTCCTTCTTGGCGTCCTTGGAGCCGGACTTGACGGCGCTGTCGTCCACCTGCTGGACCACGAGCATGGGCTCGGCCAGGAGCTCTTCGAGCTGCTCCTCGGTAAAGGCGTCGTCTTTGTGCTCGGTGGTCGTGGCGGGGTGCGCCACGCCGCAACGGCGGAAGCCGTCCTTTTTGGCGGTGATGATGATCATGCGTCAGCTCTCCTTTACGCCAGCCACGGGGTCACGAGGACCTCTACGGCGTCGCGGTTGATGTTGGTCGCGCCGTAGGCATCGCGTTCGGCCTTGGCGATTTCCAGGGCGGCAGTACGCAGGTTCGGCGGCACCACGAGCAGCGTGGGCTTGATTCCCAGCGGCCTGCCGTGGTCGCCCTTAATGTTCTGCATGGCAGCATAGGCTGCGTTGAAGCTGTCCGCGTCGAGGTCGGCCTTGGAGCCGTGGGCCAGCTGCCAGAGACCAAAGCCCACGTTGCAGCGGGCATCCACGCCGTAGAGGTACTCGTCGCGCATGAAGACGTTTTCGTCGGTGTCCTTGTTCAGGGCGGCGAACTTGTAGTCCTTGCGCTTCTGGAAGATCATCGGCTTGACCATACGGCTCATGTCCAGCAGGAACCACGGGGTGGAGGTGCCGGCGGTCAGGTTGGACACGGAGGACGTGGAGCCGTCGGCCTGTTCCACGGGGTGATCGGCATCAAAGAAGTACTGCCCGTCGTAGCATTTTCCGGTGAATCCGGCAGCCAGCAGCGCAAAGATCAGCTCATCGGGGTGGGTCTTGGCGTCCTGCCCCAGCTGGGCGATCATCGGGCTGTACACCCCGTACTGATCGTCCTCGATGGCGTCGCGCTGCACGCCGACGGTGTCCTCGAACTTCTTGTTGCGGATGGTGAAGTCGTGCGACTTGAGGTTCTGAATGACGCGGTCGCCGATCCATTCCCTGAATCGGGTGGTCTTGCCGAGCCAAGCATACACTTCCTGGGCCGTGGTCGAGGGCACGAGCATGGCCACCTTCTGCCATTCGCTGGGAGCACCGGCGAAGGCCTGGTTGAAGATGGTGCGGAACCCCGTGAACAGGGACGCCAGGTTGGCGCTGTTGATAATCATGTGGGTCTCCTAGATGCGGACCCAGACACCGGAGGCGTCCACGTCCATGATTTTGCCCGCAACGGGGCGGGCGTCGGTGTCGCTGGTTTTGGCCACGGTCTGGTCGTCCACCGCGTAGCAGTCGGAGTGGATGTCCGGGCGGGTGATCTCGTCGGTGTCGGTGGAGTTGGCGAAGCAGAAGTAGCCGCGCTTGACGTCCACGGTCTCGTCACCGGCTGCGCCGCCGGAGTTGTCCACGGATTCCTCGGCGCGGCCCACCACGATGAGCGTGGAGGTGGCGGCGGCGGGCACGGCGTTGCCGTCGGTGTCGAGCGCCACCATGGACCCGGCGTAGATGACGGTGTCGGCGGCCACATCGAACTGGAAGAGCATGCCGTCGCGCTCTCTGGTGTCGCGGTCTTTGGTCAGGGCGGTCATCTAGCACTCCTCCTGCTTGATGGATTTGGCGTATTCCTCGGGGTCGAGCCCGAGGTTTCTGCAAACGGCCAGCTCGGCGTCGTCCAGGCCGGACTTTCCGCCCGCCTTGGCCGGGTCCTTCGGGAGCACGGGGTCCTTGATGACCTTCGGGGCCGAGGCGGCGAATTCCTTGAACTGCACGAGACCGCCCTCGGCCTTGCAGGTGGCCACGTAGAACTCCTTGGAAGCGGGGGCGATCTTGCCGTCCTGGATGGCCTGGTTCACGGCGGCTTCGATTTCCTCTTCCAGGGCCTTGGCCTGGATTCCGGCCAACTCGCCCTCGGCCTTCTTGGCCCTGTTCACGGCCAGCTCCAGGTCCGCCCTGGGCACCAGGTCGGACAGGGTGGTCCCGGCGGGCAGCTGCGGGCGGTTTTCGGCGCGGGCCAGCTTCAGCTGCTCCTCGACCTTGGAGACGACGCTGGCGGCGGCGCTGTCCTTGGGCAGTCCGAGCAGGGTGATCAGCTCGTCGGGCATCTGCCGGTTCTTGGCCGTGGTCACATCGCTCTGCAGCGCGGCCAGGGCGCTTTCGAGTTCGGCCTCGGTGACCTTGTCGGGGTCCAGGCCGAGGCGCTTGCAAGCGGCGGCAAGCAGTTTCTTGGGGTCCATCTGTTCCTCCAGGTTGGGCACCTCGGCACGGTTCATGGCCGTCAGGCGCAGGTTCGGGGTATTGGTCAGCCCGGCGCTCAAGAGGTGCCTGATGCGCCGGGCTTCCTTCTCAAAATGGAAAACGGGGGAAAGGTAGCGGTATTCCTTGGCCTTGATCTGGGCTGCCGCCTTGGGGGTCCACTCCACGAACCCGACGAGCACGCCATCACGGTCTTCCAGCCTGGTAATCCACCCGGCTGCCGGGGCGTCCTTGCCTTTGGGAGCGCGGTATTCCGTGGCATGCTCCCAATCAATGGGCAGGGGCATGCCAGCAGCAGCAAAGGACTGGAGCACGGAGGCCATGCCTTCAGCGTCGAATATCCACCAGCGGCCATCACGCCCCTGGACATGCGGACCGACCGGGATCAGCTCTACCCAATCCGGCACGTTGCCTTCCGCCAGGACGGCGTTTACGGCGATGAGCGCGCCGACGTCGTGCGCGGCGTCCTTGTACTCTTTCGGGAAGAATTGGTGCTTCATGCGGCCGGTGTATCCCGCCGGGCCGGACGGGGACACTAACCGCCGTTACAAAATGCGGCGGGGCTCGGGGGCTGGGAGCGCAGGAGGGCGTGGCGCTGGCGTGGCCTGCGCGTGGTGTGTTCGTGAACGTTCATAAACGCCCTTTCGCGTCGTTTCTAGGCGCGAGTGCGGCCATTGGGCGTGTTAGAGTTTTCAGGACGTGAGAGGCCGAATTTTGACAATCCGGGGATGAGTACGTATATGGTGGGTGTAGGCTGACGCGACACGGTGATGAATCTCCCGGCCGTAACACGGCGCTTGCGCCGGAGTGCCATGCGGGGTTGCCGGACTTGGTCCGGGCAGGGAGGCCCCGCCGCCAGCTTACGAAGAGCCCCCTTTGCGGGGCTCCTTTTTTTTGGAGCGCAGGCGGCGCAGTTCCACGTCGCGCTTGGCGTCACTTGAAGGCAGCCGCCGCAGGCTGGTCATGAAAAGAGCCTTGCCCGTTCGCGTGGCCTTGACCACGGTGACGTAGCCCCCCTCTCCCTCCAGAATGTAGATCAGACTTAGAGGCGAATCCTGAATGCGCTCGCCACGGTCGATGGCCTGCTGGACCATGGCGTACTCTTCGTGGGTCAGCTCCGGGTGTTCTCGCAGCTGCTTGGTCATGGTGTCCGGGGAGAGGCGGACGGTGGTGACCTTGGCGTCGACCAGGTCGGCGTGGTCTTTCGGGAGCACGGCCACGGGGAAGTCTCCACGCGGATCGCTCGCCCAGGACTCGAAGCTCGGCCCGCCCGCCAGGCTACCCACAACGGCCGATGCCTGGGCGGGGAGCGCCGCGTCCAGCTTCTGGGTGATCACCTCCAGGCTCTTGGCCAGACGGCCGTGCAGCCCCGGGTTATAATCAAAGCCGGGGTCGCAGCCGAACGGCACCTGGTGCACCTCGCCGGTGCGCTTGTTCACCCACTCGCGGGTGGTGAGCTTGGGGGCCGTGGTGCGCACCGGGACGCTCGTTTGCTTGAGGTGCCCCGTGGGCAGGCCGGTGTCCGGGTTCAGCTCCTGCTCGGGCTCGGGCGAGCGGATGCCGTCTCGCTCCAGGCGCTGGGCCTCGCGCTTGGAGACCTGGCGCACCCGGCACTTGCAGCCGTACCCATTTTGCGGGAAATGCGTTTTCCAGAAATCGTCTTCCACGGGCAAGAGCAGGCCGTGAAAGCCCACGTGCTCCTCGCGGTGGTGCTCACTCGGTCCCAGCAGGTAGAGCAGATACGGGTGGGACGTCTTGGTGCGCTCGATGCGCTGCCACTGCCCGGCGGATCGGGCTTGGCGCATGTTGGTGTCGTAAATGAGCTTGAGGCGGCGCGGGCTGCCGAGCTGGGCCTGCACTTTCTTGCCCGTGAGCGGGTCGGTGGTCTCCTTCCTGCCCCACCAGCCCCGGGTTTCGAGCGTGGGCTGCAACTCCTTTTTGAACTGTGCAAAGGTCTTGCCCTGGGCCAGGGCGTCATCGAGCGCGGTGCGGATGTCGGTGAGCACGTCTGTTTCCATGGCCTTGGCCACGGTGAAGGCCGAGGCATGCTCCTCGCGCCAGACATCGAGGTGGGAGAAGCCCGGCTTCAGGCCCTTGGACCGGAAGTAGTCCAGGGCTTCCTTGGGTACGTGGCCGCGCTGAAACGCCATGCCCTAGTCCTCCACGTCGCCGTGGGCTCGCGCCCTGAAGGTGGCAAGCGCCAGGCTCTTGACCAGCTCGGTGGAATCCATCTGCCCGGCCAGCTCTTCAAGTCCGGCCTGGAACGCATCAAAGCTTCCGGCCCTCTCGGCCAGCTCCAGCACGGGGTCGATGACCGGGCGCATAAGCGGCTGCCAATCCGCAAGAGCATCAGCGGCGAGCTGATCCGTATCGTCCCATTGCGGACCGACGGCGCGGTTCACGGCCCTGGGCAGGGCCGTGCGGCGGTTTGCAGCGGCGGGTATGCCCACGGCGGGCATGCCGAGCAGCTCTTCGTCCTCGCCCGGATCGCGCAGGTTGAGCTTGTCTCGCACCTCGCTGGCGGCCACCTTGAGCCCCATGGGCACGAGGATGCCGAGGGCGTCCGACAAGGCCTTGACGTCCTCCGGCTCGGCCACCAGAAGCTGCACACGGGGATAGCCGTTTTTCGGCGGGCCGTAGTTGAGGTCAACAAAGGGCTTGATGAGGTCACGGTTTACCGTTGCGGCGGCTTGGCCACCGTCGTCGCGCTTGATGTCGATGCGGATCTCGTTGTGCACGGAAGCCTGGGAGAGGCTTGCGCCGTCGTCCGTGGTCATGGTCTGGCCCAAGACCGCCTTGGACATTTGCCGATCCAAGAAGTTGCCGAGATTTTCAAAAAGCACGTGGCCGCCAGCGGCCTTGCCAGCCTCCACGAATTCGATGCGCATGGAGTCCGGGATCGCGGCGGCGGCGTCGCTGGCCAGGTTGGCCACTGCGCGCTTCAAGGTCGCTATGTCCTCATCGCTCGCGCCCTGGCCGTAGCGCCCCACGCGAAGCGGCATGCCGAAGACCTCGGCAAATGCCATCCAATCCGTAAGCGTAAAGCCTTTGCACATGAAGGCCGTGGCGGCGAGGCGGGCCAGGCCGGAGCGCAGGGTGAGCCCGCTTTTGATTTTCGGGCGATGCACCAGAAACTTGAAGGGCGGCAACGACCTGCCCTCGTAGCTCGCCCCCTCGTCCAACAGGCGCAGCTCCTGGCCGGTGTCGCGGTCGAACACGAAGAAGCGCGGGTCGCGCCAGATGTATTCACGCGGGGTCCATTGCCCCTCGGACTGGTCCCACATGATCTCCACCACCGAGTACCCTTTGCCGATGCCGTCCATGAGGTCGAACAGCATGTCCCGGAACGATGGCCGCCGCACCAGGCGGCGCACGGCGTCGGCTATTTCGACGTCGCGGGGGTCGTCGCTCGCGGCGTCCACGGTGGGCTCAATGCCGGAGACGGCGCGCTTTCTGGTGCCGAGTACGGAGGCGTAGTGCGGGTCGCGCTCCTCCATCTCCTCGGCCAGGACGAGGTAGTCGTGGTGGTCGCCCTCCGCAGCCCCGCGAAGGATGCGCGCGAGTCGGGCCGGGGTCAGCCCCAGGGCCATGGTCGTGCCGTGCCACACGGAGCGCACGGAGGTGATGCTGGGGGCGGCCTGCTCTTCGCGCAGGGCGGAAAGCTCTATGGGGTTGCCGTGATGGTCGTACAGGGTGACGGGCATGGTGCCCCTCCTTGGTTACAGCATGCCCCGGCGGAACCCGCCGGTGATGCGTATGTCGCGGGGATCGTCGTCATCCGGGCCGATGACCTGGGTGACGGGGTGATAGGCGAAAACTTCCTCTTTCTTGTTGGTGGAGGCGAACCAGGTGAGCATCAATGCGCTGGCGCCATCGCCGTGCCGGAAAAGCTCCGGGTCCTGCACATCCTGAACACGGACATCGGGAACACGGGGGATACCGTCCACGTCCTCAACGAGCCGCAAGTCGTTTTCCAGGTCTGCATCTTTGGGCAGGTCCCAGGAGCCGTCTTCAAACGCCTGCACGAACTTCGGTCCCCATTCGGAGTACCATGCCCGGGAAAGCAACACCTGTTGGATCATGTCCAGGCCGTACTTGTCTGCAGTGTACTCCGCCAGGATCGCGCCGGAGCCGGTCGCGTCCATGGCTCCACCGGAGAAACGAGGCAGGCCGTCAATCATGGCCCAGAGGATTTGCTCCTGCTGCCTGGTAGGGACTTTGTTCATTTCGATGGTGAAAGGGACTCTGCGGCGTAGGTCGGTGGCTATCTCCGCCGGGGCGATGTACGAGAAGTCGCGCCAACGGGCGAAGTCCTGACCGAAAACGTGCTGACGGCGGCGGTCCAGCAGACTCAAAAGCGGAGCCAGCTCGGCGGCAATCCAACGGTTCGCCCATTCCCGCCGCTCCCAGTCTGAGCGCTTTGCAAAATCGCTGTCCAAGACGATGCGCAGAACAGGCCTTCTTTCGCTCATGGCATCTTCGATCCAGACGCCTGGAATGGACTGTCCTGCTGACTCCTTGGGAATGGCGTCCAGCTCTTCACGCATGGCGGCCCTACGTGGGCCGTAGCGTTTGCGAATGCGGTCGTACCATTCCTTCTTTCCCTGCTCGCTGGCGGTCCATCCTTTCATCAGACAGACGCGCTCATACAAGCCATTGGCCACGGCCATGTCGAAGGTGTGCGTGTGGACCGTTGCTCCCGCGCCGTACTTTCCGTCGCGGACATCCTTGACCAGTTGGTTGAAGGCGTTGCGCTTGCCGTTGTGAGTGGAAATGATTCTGATTTTGCCACCCCAGATCAGCAAAGCCGTGGTAGCCTCAATGACCGCTTGGACGTTTGCATGGAAGGCGGCCTCATCGATGACCACAATACCCTGCAATCCTCTGATGTTGGCCGGACGGCTGGACAGGGCAACGATCTGAAAACCAGAGGAAAAACGGATGCGGTAGGCGTTGATATGCTTGGTCTTGCCGTCAGCGTCCTGATCCTCGAAAAGAAATTCCTCAATGCCGGACATCCCGAGGCGCTGGGCCTGGGCGATGACCTGGGCGAACTTGGCGCAGTAGCCTACAAACTCCAGTCCCTTATCCTTGGTGTCGCCTATGTAGTAGACATTGTCGCCACCAGCGTCTCGCCTTGATGCGGCGATGAGGGTGTCGTCTAGGGACTCGCCGAAAGTGATGCCCGTGCGTCGGCCCTTTTCATCCACCTTGAAATCAGAGGGGTCTTTGATCCATTCCACCTGATGGGCCATAAGCACCCCTTCGGCGAGAGGGTCAAAGCCCTCGGGTATCTCACGAACACGAGGCGGCAGTTCATCGAATGAAAGCACGCGAAGCACGTCTCCCAAGGGGGCAAGCTGTTCGCTCATCGAACCCCCAGGACTTTCTCACGCCAGAAGCGGGCCTGCTCTTCACCAAGCCCTTGGGCGGAGGCCATCTCGTCCACCAGCTCGGCGGCGCGCTGCCGTTCCTGTTCGCGCACCTCTTCGGCAAACTTCTTTTGGGTAACGCTGGCGCGTCCGAGTTCGGCGATGGACTTTGCAAGGGCAGCAATGTTGAGCTTGCTGGGATCGACCTGTATCTCCTGCAGGACGCCAAAGAGTTTCTCCTGCACCAGACGCATGAGCGCCTCGTTCATGGCCCCTTCCTTGTCAGGCGCAGAATCTACGATTGCCCTGGCCTGTTCGCTCGCCAACTTGAGCGACGCCAGCCGCTCCTCGAACTTTTGCCCATAACGGTGAATGGCACTCTTGGAGATTTCGTAACCGCGTCGCCTCAACTCCTCGGCAAGTAATTCATAGCCACCGAAACCGTTTTCGGCCAAGGCGCGGTCGAGCCATGACTTGACGTCATCGGGAAGAGCTAGCACTGCGGATCGTTTCGGCATGCCGACCTACCAGTACTTTTCGGGCCGGGCGATGCCGGGCTCACAGTCGATGGTGTACTCTGCCAGGTCCACCCCGTAGCGGGTGAGCTTCACGAACCAGCGACCGTCTGGCTGTTTGTCCAGCTCCACAAGGTCGCGTTCGGCGAGGTAATCCAGCTCCCTGCGAACCTCCAGCTGGGTCGCGTCCTGAAACTCGGCCTGGACGGTAGAGAGGGCAATGCTTTCAAAGCAGCCGATGGGGCGGGCGTTGTTCATCGTCAGGATGAGCATCCAGCGCATGTATTCGCGTCGGATTTTATGAGGGTCAACAACCACTTCTACCTCCCTTGTCTATCTTTGCGGCTAGTGCGTCCAGTTTGGCTTCAATGATCGTTTGGCCTCGGATGTAGTCCTCGCGGCGGACATATTCGAGAGGCAGCTCGGCACGGAGTCTCAAGATGGAGCGTTCGTTTTCATCCGCCTTTGCGGCGGCGTTTTTGGCCTTTTCCTTTGCCGCATCAGCAGCGGTGGACACCTGTTGCACCTGGAGCTTGGAAACGATCTTCCAGACCGCAAAGACAAAGCCGCCGAATGCCAGGAACACGGAAAGTGTCAGGCTGAGGAACTGCCAGAGCGGCAAGGTTACTGCCATGGCTCCTCCCCATTGAGCCCCTTGGCCCACTCCTGCAGGCCCAGGAGCCGGGCCTCGATGTCGCGGCAGCGGTGGCCATAGTCGCGGATGTGCGCGAGGATGTCCTCCGGGGTCACGGCTGCGGCTCCTGGAAGTATCCCGGCGTCAGCGGCTGCGGCTCCTCCGGCTCCTGCATCAGCGTCGGCGGCGGTTCCGGGCACGGCGTCACCACCGTCACCGGCACGGGCTCCAATTGCTTCGTTGTAGAGGCGCACCCACTCACGGCCAAAACGGCAAGCGCCGTCAGAAACATCAACATCACGGCTCGCATCGGCGATCCTCCTATTGGTCAGCTCACGGCGCTGGGCCGCGATGGTGTCTTGTGCGGCGAGGTAGCCTCGCTCGGCTTCGGCAGCGCGGGCGGTGGCCTGGACGAGGCGGGCGCGGGCTTCGGCCTCGGCCTCGGCCAGGGCCAGGGAGTGCGCGGCGTGCAGCTCGGCCACCTGGGCACGGCGCTCGGCGTCGGCCCTGTCGTAGCCGCGATTGTAGCCCTGCCAGGCGGCCACACCGGCGAGCAGGCCCGCGAACATCACGGCGGCCAGGGCCAAGGCGATCATGCGCCAGTGGCCGGTCACGGCGGACCATGCCGATCCGGCCCAGGAGAGAGCGGTGGCGGCGATGCTCATGGGCATACCTCCTCACGGGTGGTATCGCAGACGGTAGGCCCCCACCCGGCGGCCTCGTACATGGGGGCCAGCTCCAGGAGGATGCGGCGCGGGTAGCCCCGGTTTTCGCGGATGGCCCAGCTGGCTCGTCCGGCATTGACGCTCTCCACGTGGCTCCACCAGCGGGCGGGGTCGAGCCCGATCCGCGAGGCCAAGCGCTTGTCGCGGTTCAGCCAGCCCAGGCCGCCGTTGTATGCCGAGAGCGTCATGGCCATACGGTCGCAGTCGCTTGCAGCGTCGATGCGGGCCCAGAGCCAACGGTCGTAGGCACAGAGCGCCCGAAGCGCCCAGCCGGGGTTGAGCGGCATGGGGTCGCCCGTCTGCGGGGCCACCTCGGGCAGCCAGGCGGCGGTCGAAGGCATGAATTGCGCTAGGCCCAGGGCCCCGGCGTTGGACTCGGCGTCCGCTCGCCAGAGCGATTCCTGGTGCAGCTGGGCGGCAAACACGGCCACGGGTGCGGAAAGGCCCCATTCGGCCCGGGCGCAGCGCGTCAGGGTGGAGTGGTACTGGTGGGCTGCCCGGGGGATGGACGCGGCGCGGCACAGCGAGGGCATGAATACCAGGATCGCGGCGGCGCAGAGCGCGGCCACGCCGATGGCGACCCAGAAGGCGATGACGCAGATGACGCAATCGCGTTCGCGCTGGCGGCTCATCTAGAGCCCCAGGCCCACGGCCAGCATGGCGGCGGCGATGATGATGGCGCGGCGGAGCGTGGCGACGACGAACAGCCGGGGCTGCATCTTTTCCAAGCACTGGAGCGGGCCAATGTTTCCGACGCGGTCCATGAAGAGGTGCGGGCGGGCGTAGGGGAAGGCCACGCGGTCCACCAGGTAGCCAGCGCCACCGGCGGCGGTGACCAGGGCCAGCTTGTAGATGATGACGGGCAGCTGCTGGGCGGCCAGCAGTGCCAGCGCGGCGCAGAGCAGCACGGGCACCAATATGCCCAGGGACAGACGGTTGACGGCGGAACGGGTGGGCGGGCGCATGGG